CCGCAAAATATCTCAATAGTCTTAAACATAAAGAACTCTTTATCCTGCTCTTCTGTATTAATCAAAGCAAACTTTTGGTATTGCTCTAGTGTTATATCGTTTATATGTGTAGGGACTTGTATTTTCATATTATAGCTTTATTTAAAAACATCGTATAACAAAAAAGGGCATCACAATTAAGTGACACCCCCCAAAACAAAACAAACATTTTAATCTCTTATTACTTCCCTATCTACTATAGCCTCATAGAGTACTTCTAATAGACAGCCGTCATCTAAATGCTCTGAGTTATCCACTATGTGCTCTAAGTCTCTTAAAGCGTGCATATAACCCCTTAGGTAGTCTTCTCGTGTTTTCTCCATCTCTCTGTTGTTATATAATGTGTCTAGTGTGCTCATAGTTTAGGTTTTTAAGGGGGCGTTAACCCCCGTTAGTTTTTATTTGATTGACTTTACTACTTTGTTTTGTATTCTGTAGTGAGTTGCTTTGATAGCTCCATTAGGGACGTTTAAAGAGTTTCTTACTATCTTACCATCTACGTTAGTATATACTACTAAGTTGATAAATAAGTCAGTACCTCCTGCATATTCGATTATGTTTTTCTCTTGAATAAACTCTCCTTTGATTGAAGTTACAAACTCTTCTACCTTAGTTGCAAATGAAGCTCTTACATTGTTTTTGTAAGCCTCTACGCCTCTAAGCTCCTTAGCGTTCATTGCTACATAGTCCCAACCTCTTTGCTCGCTCATATTAGCTTTAAAAGACTCTATGTTAGATACTAGGTTAGTTAGTTGGTTTTCAAGGTTTTGAGTAAGTGTCGCTGTATTTGTCATAATGTTTGTTTTTAGTGTTTGTTATTATTTACACTACAAAGATACAACACATTAAAGGTTATTACCAAACTTTTTTGCAATTATTTTCAAAGTTTTTTTAAATTAATTCGTAACTGCTTAATAACTAGGTTACTAACTGCTAAACTTTTTTTACTTTTCTTTTGGTATATCTAGCGTCTAGTATTCTTTTAGCTCTCTGAAGTGTCTTATTAGGAAACCACGTAAAGTTTAATAGGATATGTTCTAGTTGCATAGTGGTATACTTGCTGAGGTCTTTTCTCATTATATCTTATTATCTATCTCTTGGATTATATGCCTAAGCTCTGAGCGTTCGAATTTACCTACCCATATCATATTGATAGTTAGGTTATAGTAGTCCTTCTCTAGTGGTGTTATTAGTACCTGTACGTCTTTCATAGTTATTTAGTTTTAGTTATTAAAAATGCTTCTTTTAGTTCGTCTAGACTTCCAACCTCCGTGACCGTGACCGTTTCCATTGCCTGTACCGTGACCGTGACCATTTCCACAGGGTGGACTTGAGCAAGCCTGAGCTTTTAACGGGTCTAGTATTATCATAGTACCCAAGGCAGCAAATGCCGCGTATTTAGATACCTTCTTTATTGCTTCTCTTCTGTTTATATCTTTCATATCTCTGCTTTGTGATTATCGTAGTAGTGCTTATATATCTCACATACCTTCTCGTGCATCAGGTGTTGCTTGTATATCTCCTTACCTTCGTGCTTAGCGTTACCTATCTCAATGACTAGTTTAACGTAGCTGAGGTTGACCGTCTTCTTACCTACCTTGTGGGTATAATTCTCTTTAGTAACTACAGGGTACACTCTTAAGTGATTGCCCTTCAGTGCCCAACTCATATACTCTAGGCACTCCATTACTTCTGACTTAATCTAGTGGCTTCTAAGCGCCCGTTTCTGTAATGCTTAACTAATAGCTGTGTATCTAGTTTAACGACCTTATACGGTCTTATAGATAGTTTAATGAGTAGTTTGTTATATAGTGACATCATCTTCTAGTTTGTTTAGTTGGTTAAAAAAATAATCTCTTTCGGCTGTTACTTTTCTCAGCTCTTCTCTAAGGGCTAATATAGCCATTTCCTGATAGTCTAATAGTAATTCTGTTTTTGTGTCCATATTATTTTGTTTTTTTAATTTCTTTAGCTTCCCAATCCCATTTGTATTTTTGGATATCTCCTGTATCTTTATTAAGGAATGTAGCAACCATCTTGCTCTCTCTAATCCTATTCTCTAATTGTTGCATAGCATCATATTTAGAGTTTGTTTCAAACATATTAAAAAAGATATTGTCTGTTATTCTGAATGTGTAAGTCATAATGTTTGTTTTAAATTTTGTTAGTGTTATCGTCTATGCAAAGATAATGCTTATTTTGATACTACCAAACTTTTTTTAGTTTTTTTTTAGTTTTTTTTATGCTAGGCAATCTCCGAACGTGTAATCTACTCCTCCGATGTTTTCAACTTCTGCTTGAAATCTTGTGCTTAAGTCTACCATTCTTTTAGTTTCTAAGAAATCACAAAACATTTTGTTTCCGTTAAAGTTTCTTCTTGTGTGGTTTTGAGCTGCTGCGATAATTCTATCTAATTTCTTGCTAGTTTTTACTCCGAATTCGTTTGTGTAAGTCATAATCTTTATATTTAGTTGTTTTGTTTGATACAAAGATACGCATAACTTAAAGTATCTACCAAACTTTTTAGCAACTTTTTTTAAAAAAAATGTAAATTAATTTGTAACTAGCTGAGGTGTAGCTAATTAGTTAAGAAAATATTTTCCACTATTTGGATTGCTTAAGTGGTAAGATACAAAATAACGTATACCGTCTAGCAAGTGATTGTAGTTATCTATTGCTACGTCCTTCCCGTCCTTCCAAGTATAGTTGTTAAGCTCTGTAATAAGGTTTCTAGAGCCCTTGTGTATATATAGCTTGTACTCCTGCATTAATGCAATACCTAAGTTAATACTACCCTGTCCTTTAATACTAGGCTTTATGTTTAGACCATAGTTGGCTTTAAGCTCGTGTAGTAACCTTGGCTCTGCGCTATCTCCTATAGTTAACGTATCCTTACCCTGCTTTAATAACCTAGCAGCTATATCTGAAGTAGTAAGCCCCTGAGCGTATATAATCTCTTTAATGTATATCTCTTTAGATTTCTTATTGATACTTATTAGACAAGCCCCTGTAGGGTCGTTACTAAAACCGAAGTCCATACCTATACCATAGTAGTCACCGTTAGCATTAAAGTCTTTTACCTCCCAATTACTAAAGATAACGCCTTCAGCTACAGAACGCCAACCCCCTAAGATTTGAGCCTTGTACTCTTCAGGTCTCTCCTCTTTCATTCTCTCTACGTTAGCTAAGAAGGTAGCATCTAAGTGCTTCTCATTGTCCTTATATGAGGTGTGTATATAGGTAGTGTCTTCTAGTGTGGTATTCTCTCCACCTTGTAAGTCTCTACTCTCAAAGAAACGCTTGTATATCCAATGAGCTTTAGTAGCAGGATTCATTACCATTATAACTCTATTCTGTGCATCTTTAGAACGTACTGAGAGGTCAATCTTATCGAATAGTAAAGGGTCAGGCATCTCTTCTGCTTCGTCTAGTATCCAAGTAGTAATACCATTTAAACTCTTAAGCGCCGCTGTCTGATTCCCACTCCCTGTCTTTAGCCCTCTAAAGTATATCTTATTGCCTGTAACCTTATTAGTAATATCTGTCTTGTTAACTAAGAAGTTATCCCCTAGTCCTAGCATTTCAATCTTCTCTGTCATCTCAGGTATAATAGACGTACTCGCTGAGGTCATTGTGTAACGTGTGAATAGGATATTGTGACCCTTTTCATAGGTAAGCAATAGTATCATAGTAGATATACTAAAAGACTTACTAGAGCCACGTCCACCTGTAACTATATAGTAACGTGAGTCGTTAAGGAATAACGGCTTGTATTTAGGGCTTAATTTTATCATCTAGTCTTCGTCAAATGAGATGAGACCTTTCAACGTAATATTGTGGTCTACTTCTCCTGTGGTGTGTATATCGATTTCCTGCTTAGGTAAGCCTGCTCTATACTTTAAGAACAACTCAATAGCTCTTTGGTCTCCTGATTCTATACGTTCTAGTAGCTTTTGTATTACTACGTCTACGTCTATATTATCATCTAGAATTTGTCTTATGTTTATTACTTCTCCGTTAGAAGGTCTGCCTGCTCCTGCTCTAGCGCCTCCTGATTTACCTTTTACTCCTGCCATTTGAAATCATTTGATTGTTAGGTGTTTATTTAAAAACAGAGTAATTAAGCCTTAGTAATCAATGTAAGTCAGACACTCTTGTTGAGGTATATA